ATTGTATAGTTTCTTCCGATAATTATTAAGAAAAAACATTCAATTTTATTTGATTTTATATCAAATAAAATTTACTTGTTCATGTAACATGGCAAACTATCAATATCCATAACTGAATCATTCATTTCTTCTATTAAAAATTGATTGAAATAATCATAAGATAATTGTGCTTCGGGAGTATGCTGATGAACACTACGGGCAATCATTTTGTATAATTTAAAATTAGGATATCGTTCTTCACCATTTCGCTTATATAAAATATTTTTTCCATTATCATCTAGACACCATCTTTTAATCGTTTTTTGTAGTTCGTCTAAATCTTCTTCTTTGTCATCAATATCCATAACAAAATCAAATAAAGAAGATCCTAAACGACATAAATCAAAACTATTATTTGGTTCTAATCTTGGACGCTTTGGATTCATAAATGGTTCGCAATTATATTGTGTTACTGCGTCACCATCTTTGGCAAAACTATCACTACAGAATGTTTTTCCATGAAATTTAAAAATTGCCCGTCCAAAATCGATTATTTTGAATATTTTACCATATGTAGGTACTTTGTAGTGTTGTTTATTGTATGTATAATACAAAAATTCTTCTTCTGTTTCTACAAACATAATATTGTTTGTATGTAAATCATTGTGGGTAAAAGAGAACATTTTCTGATACATGAGTAATATCATGATTATTTGAAACAAAATACTTGCGCCAGTTTTTTCATCTACTTCTTCATTCGCAAATAAATCATCTAATGTTCCGTCACATTTTTCCATACAAATCATTTGTACTGGATAATTGTGAATGTAAGCAAATAATTCGTCATCATCTTCACTATCATCTTCACTATCATCTTCACTCTCCTCACTATCAACTTCAGAATCTTCACTCTCCTCACCATCATCTTCACTATCATCTTCCGAACTGTAATTCAATTCACTATTGGAATCTGATGACATACTTGAAATGGAAGAATTTTTAGAAGATTTGCTGTATATTGTTTCAATATCACCGCCTTCTTGGACATTTTCTTCATCCAAAACAGATAGGTTGTCACATTCAATATCGAGTTCTTCATTACCAATCTCTAATTTCAACTTATTTTTTCGAGAATTTCCTAATAAAGGGAATAATTGAAAGGATGTGCTATTATTATCATCTTCAATGTAAAATAATTTGCCAATATGATCATTAAAAAAAGACGAATTGCGAATATATTCTAAATCATCGGCTATGTTTACTCGGAACTTTTCTTGAATTCCTAAATAAGATCCATAATATTCAATTCCATGTACGATAGAATGATGATCCAATGCAATACTTGTTAAAAAACAAAACAATCCATCAATATAAGAAGCATTATGATAATTTAGTAATTTTGGATGACATTGTTCTGAAGTGCTTTCTAATGTAGGCAATGAAGTGATTCTTGGATCATTTACATCATATTTACCTATCATATATCGGTAAGGGTCCAAGAGAGGTGAAAATTTCATAAAAACGGGTTTTTCAACAGGTATATTATCGTTTTCTTGGACATGTGTTAAATCTACAAGATGATATTTTTGATTTAATGAAATAGTCTCAAAATTATTTTGATTCATTTCAAAAAATATTTTGTACAAAGGTTGATATTGTTGTAAGTGTTTCATGTAATATGGATTATATTTGATAGTTACATCATCTTTTTCACTATATTGTTTTCCTAAAACAGGTAAATCAATTAAAGGATATTTCTTATAGTGAAGTTTGAATTTAGACATATAACGTCTATAAATACAATTTTAAAGATAAATAAACGTGTTATAGTCGTATTTTTTTGATAATTTAAATGTATTTGTTTATTTATAACATATACAATGACACTAGAACTAAAGAAATTTGATATGAGATGGATTACATTCAAACCGAATGAAAACAAAGGTCCAGTTATTGTCATGATTGGTAGAAGAGATACGGGTAAATCTTTCTTAGTGCGAGATTTATTATATCATCATCAAGATATTCCCATTGGAACTGTCATATCCGGGACAGAAGCAGGTAATGGATTTTACAATAAGCACGTTCCTAAATTATTCATTCATGACGAATATAACACTGTTTTAATTGAAAACGTATTACGAAGGCAAAAGGCTGTCTTAAAACAAATGAATAAGGACGTGGAATTATATCGCAAAACAACTATTGATCCAAGAACATTTGTTATTTTAGATGATTGTTTGTATGATCAATCTTGGACACGTGATAAAATGATGAGATTACTGTTTATGAATGGGCGTCATTGGAAAGTCATGTTAATTATTACTATGCAATATCCTTTAGGCATACCTCCCAATTTGCGTACTAACATTGATTATGTATTTATTTTACGTGAACCTTATATGACCAATCGTAAACGCATTTGGGAAAATTATGCTTCTATGTTTCCAACATTGGAATCATTCTCTTCTGTAATGGATCAAACCACCGAAAATTATGAATGTCTAGTCATTAATAACAACGCAAAATCCAATAAATTGTACGATCAAATATTTTGGTATAAAGCTGAAAATCGACCTGATTTCAAATTAGGGTCCAAAGAATTCTGGGATATTTCGAAGAACATGGGTTCAGATGATGAAGATGAAGCATATGATCCATCCAAGTCCAAGAAACGTAATTCTGGGCAACAAGTAACTGTGAAAAAAACAACCAGTAAATGGTAAGTAAATAATCATAATATACAAATTATGATTATATTTCAATATATTCTATTTAATCTTCTTTTTGGGATTCATTTGAAAATTCGTCACTAATACTTGCCGCACTTGCCTCTTTAGCATTTTCCATGACTTCTTCTTCGTGTTTCTTACGTCCTTCTTCATCAGCAACATCACGACTTTCGAAATCAATGGTTTCTTTCACACCAATAAGTTCTCCTTCCTCAGTAATGGTTTGGGTTAGTTTATTTCCAGATTGCTCTGCTTTAGCAATATTCTCTTCAATAGCCTTTAGTTTTGTATCTTTAACACGCTTATCAAACTCCTCTTTTGCCTTTTTCTCATTGTTCATCTTCTCCTGGTGAAGTTTGTTCAACTCCTCTTCCATGAACTCAACTCGTCCAGTCTTGTAAGCATTTGGATCCCAAGGCAGCCAAACACCAACTGGGGCAACAAAAATATCGTGACTAGGATCTTTCTCGCGCAATTTCTTACAGAACTGCTCTGCCTCCTCTTGAGTTGGGAAGTTTCCACGACTTTTTAGACCACGAACAGAAGTTTGGAAAGCGTGATCGCGTTGGAACTGCTCAGTCAATTTATCCTCATTATTATCCAAAAAATTCTGGTAATCGTCGGATACTCCATTCTTTTGTAGCATATCTTGTTCTTCCTTACAGAACTCATTATAGTCTTGGAATAGGGTTTCTACATTCAAATTATATTTATATGAAATAAAATTAATAAAATCGCCAAATTTGTTCATTGATTTAGTAAAATCCCATTGTTCCACAAACTTATTAAAAAGAAATGTTTCACGTTTCTCCAATATCTTGTCGGGTGATAAAAAGGAAACACATGTAAACTTTTGTCCTGCGATTCCGGCATCTTCGTCCAATACATCTACATACTTAGGATTTGGTTTTCCATCGGGAAGGGTTTTTCTTTCAAAAGCTACTGACTCACTCATTTAGCAAATTATATAATTATAGTGGTTCATGTGTTTAAGTTATTTTTTCATAATCTATAATTATGAAAACTTTTTTTCGGCATCTATATTATATATTCATGGACGGTATGTTTGACTTTAGCGAACTTATTAAACGCGCACTCAAATATTTAATTGAAGGTTTCATGGTTGCCATCGCAGCCTATGCCATCCCTAAGCAATCTCTTAAAATGGAAGAGGTTATGGTTATTGCTCTTACAGCAGCAGCAACTTTTGCTGTATTGGATGTGTTTGTCCCTACAATGGCTTCTTCTGCCCGCGGTGGTGCTGGTTTCGGTATAGGTGCCAACTTGGTCGGATTCCCAGGCGGTCTATAAGTACTAAAATAATGTAACATAATTCACTATTTTTATAGTGAATTATATATAAATGATAGGTGAAATTATATTTGCAAGCGTTTTTTTAGGAATTATTGGGTTTTTAGTATATCGTTCTAGTTTTTCAGCACAGCGATCTGCTCGAGTTTACATTGATAATGAATAGTTATTTTTTTCGTAATGTCTCTTTTATATTATAAATATAAATGGAACCTATTAGTGCGTATTTATTTTTATCTCTCCTTATTTTTGGTCTATTTCTCATAACAACACAATCAAAAAAAAATTTGTAATTATTAATATCAAAACTTACTATAATGGAAATACTAAGTTTTGGATTGTTTATTACCATTATGATTGGTTTAACATTAATATATATTTGTATACGTACACGCAAATAATAATATTATACTATCATAGAAGCATCATAATTGGAACCTATTGAATCGGTGTTACATTTTTCTATTTTGCACATATTGGACTGTATCACTTTATCTAAGCATTCATGATGAAAATATCCCTTAAGTCGTTCGTCACAATCAGGAAATTTCATATCTATATAACTATTAAAATTGTTGTTTTCAAATGCTCCATTGCAAAGAGTACATTTAAGATTATTTGATTGGTCATGTGAGAAGTAATTTCCCATATATTGAATATATACATTTTTTTATATTTAAATAATCATTAAATATTAAATTGTTTCTTCTAATATTTCCAACCATTCTTTCATAATAGTTGATTCCCAATAATATTTTTTTTCATTTCTTGGAAAATGATATACATCTTCAAAATTCATTTGAATTGAATTTTTCAAATGACTGCTTTCTATTGGAACAATCGAATCGCCTTCTATAATTTCACTATCTGTTTTTCCCAAAACAGACATATAAGAATTTTTAACAATATTGTTTTTTAAACCATTCGTTTTATTTACAAATACTGGTTTTACTTTTGAACCTAATGTTATATATTTTATATTATATTTACGTAAATATGATCCAGGAAAATTTTTATTTACATATGTTAAACAACCATGTGTCGGATCTAATTTTTTATTATTATGACAATTATGGGGACTTCCCATAGTAACTAAAGTATTTATATAATGATTTGTTTGTAATTCTTGTTCTTTATATAATGTTCCGTTATTCATTAATATTCGCGCCAACCAACCACCGGCACTGTGTCCACATAAAACAATGGGTTGACCATTATTTTTTGATACACTATTCAAAAGGGCAGTTTTAGATTTATTCAAATACCAGTTAAACATTGAACTAGGTTCTATGTTATAATTCCAATAATTTTTATCTAGTAATCCACTAGAAACACGTAACCATTCAAATCTATGTATTGGAACTATATCAATTTCTATATTCCATTGATTACCATTATAAATCATATCTTTATAATCATCTTTATCACAACCATATCCAGGTAGTAATAATATACGTGAATTACTTAATTTTGGAAAGACATATCCATATGTTCCAAGAAAAAATAAAAATAATAATATCATTATTTTTATTTATTTAATACTATTTATATTATTTTTGATTATTTGGATTTTCAAGACTACGTTTCCATAATTTATAAATATGTTCTTTATACTGATTCATGCGCATGTTTGGATTTTCACTTTGTAATATTACTAGTTGTTTATCGTAAAATTGTTTGAATTTGGTTTTATTTTGAATTACATCATCTGACGAATCTAAAATATCCAGTGCATCATCAATTGTTCCAATCACACCTTGTAATTTATCTTCAAACGCATCTTTCTTGACAATGTTTTTATAATTATATTCTTTTTCTTCTTGGAGTTCACGTTGTTGTTGTTCCTCATTTTCAATAGCGCGTTGTTCTTCTAATTTTTTTCGATCTTCCTTTGCTTTTAGTTCATTTTCTTTTTGTAATTGTGCTTTGGTTTTAGGTGCGGTTGAAAGCGCCTGATTCAATAAAAATAAATCATCGTTTTTGGATTTCTTGGACTTCGATTTTTTCCCGGATCCCAACATTTCTTCCTCTGTCTCCAACATTTCTTTTTTCTCTTGTTTCAATCGCATCTTTTCTTCATGCTTTTCATTTTGAAGTTGGGATTTTAAAACACAACGTTTATTTGTTCCAATATCCCAAGACTTTTCTTCTTCTTGGTCTTTCTTCTCTTCCAATCGGTTCTGATATTTTTGCTCGACTTTATTTTCACGTTTTTGTTTTTTTGATGGCATATAATAATAATATGGAAAATTTTTATTATATCATTTTTAACGATTTATTTTTCACCTTCTAAAAGTTGTTTTTTCTTATGCATAATACTCAAGTAATCATCTAACAATACTTTGGAACTCTGCTTTTGTAACATTTTTTCAAACAATACATGTTCTTGTTTTTGATATTTCATAAACATTTCTTTGTGAGCAAATATGTGTTTAAATCTTGGACTACCTTGTACAAAATGATTACATAAAGGCATTTTATTCTGACGTACACATTCTTTCTTTAAATTTTTCATGTCGTTTACATAGTTCAAAACATCTACTGTTGTATGTGAATGGACGGCATCTTGTGGTATGGTAGATAAAATATACGTAGAACTATTAGCAGTGAATGAATGACGTAACATTTTCGTTAATTCACATCGACGATAAGGAATATGGGTTTTCTTTTCGACTAAAGAACGTATACATTCTTTTAACGCAAAAAGACTTTGATTAATGTCTCCGTTCTCCTTAAATTGTTTGCGATCATGACAAATAGAAAGTTTTGCCTTTTCACAACCTGCTAAATCCAATATACGTAAAAAGTGATCGCCTAAATCAATAGTAATTTGTAAATGAGAACGTGAAGAAGTGGAATTTTCACTCGAAACGCCCACTTTCCGATTTTCGGAAATAATAGTTTGGATATCTTTGATGTCGGATTCTTGTTTCAAAAATTTATGTTTTAAATTTTGAATAATAAATTTATTTTCATAATCTTCGCGTTGAAATACTTGTTTCTTTTCATTCAATATATCGTAACATTTATTGTTATAAATTTCAATAAAAGAAATTTTCGCATCTAATTTCATTTCCAATATATCAGACAGTAAAAAATGTAAAAATCCATGTTCTTTTGGTGAACCTAAGATCGTGTGTGTTTTACCTGAACCCGTTTGTCCATACACGTAAAACGTCACATTTTTCTTATATTTTAAAACGTTCATTAACATATCAATACCAAGTTCATTATATACATCCATATTAATGCATTTGTCGTGAAATACTTTATCGAATTTATATTTATGTGTCATATTGTAATTTCCGGCATAACTTTTTTGTGGTTTTTGGACCATAATTTGATTTTCGTAAGTTTTTACACAACTATCATTATTATTTTTTGTCAAATTCGGTTTAACACGCGATAATATTTTAATTTTGGTCATCTTGAATTAGTTTTACATAATATGATTTCAAAATATTATCATTCAAAAAATACATCTAATGCTTCGTCTCTATACTGAGAAACATTTATTTGGTCAATAATCCAGACATAATGTGTACATTGACTTATTCGATAATGATATTCTTCTATGTTTGTTGGTTTCCAACGCAAAAATCGTTTGCCGTTTTCATGTTTTGTAAAATCACGTTTTCTTAACAACTGATCATAAACAATATTCCATGTTTCAATTGGTATTGGATTGTATAATAATGAATTCATTATTCCTATGATATTTTGTTCAACATGTTGTCCAAGAACCAATGGATATAATCGGGATATAATTAATTCAATCAATGATTGATTCATATTAAGTTACAATACATATAGATAATTCAGATGTCAAATAATGTGTAATATAACTACACATTAATTAATATTCAATATTCAATAAAATATACAATTTAAGAACACGCTTAATTGGAGTAAGCAACACCAGCCATGCCGCTCATGACACGAAGGACA